CTACGGAAAAACCGACCGGGGGAGCCATGAGGGTGTGGTATTAGGGGTTAATTGTCAGATTTCTTCTAATACTGTCAAATATTTTGAGGTGTGCGCAAACGTGGACAAATTCGAACAGATTCTGACAGAATCCGAAAGAAAAAAGATCATAGCGAAGAATAAAAGGGCCATCAAAGCGACACTGAAAGATGTGGATCCGGTGACGATGAAGCTGTACGCGCAGCTGATAGATGACGCCGCGTCCTATGCGTGCGCGATCTATGAATGCAACCTTCTGTACGTCAGGGATGGCATGTCAGAGACCTACCAGAATGGGGAGAACCAGTGGGGGATCAAAAAATCTGTGGCAGCGGAACTCCGGCCGAAGTACACAGCGACATACCAGGCTCTGATCAAACAGCTCACAGGGCTTCTTCCTACGGAGGACGAGAAGAACGCTGCGAAAGAGCTGATGGAGTTCCTGGGCAAGGGTTAGAAGATGAACTGGCCAAAGGAATACCTGAGGCAGATCAGATCCGGAGAAATCGCAGCATCAAAGAAGGTCCAGATAGTGTATGAGAGGGAAGTAGCCTGGATGGATAACCCTCCTCCGGGGTTCCCGTACTACTTCAACGAAAAAATCGGCCAGCGGCACATAGACTTCATGGAGAAGTTTTGCAGGCATTCAAAAGGCAAATCAGGAAAGAAGCCGATTAAGTTTGAGTTATTCCAGTTGGCAAAGCTGCAGCTGGTGTTCGGGTGGCTGGAAATAGGGACCGACCTCAGAAGGTTCAGGGAAGTAGATGATTTTCGCGGCCGGAAGTGCGGGAAAAGTACAGAAACGGCAGCGGTCCTCCATGACATGCTCCTTAACGACGGGGAGAATGGTCCGGAAGTATATTGCGCAGCAAACTCAAGGGACCAGGCAAATCTGGTATTCTCTGAGGCCGTGAACATGCGGCAGCAGTCCCCGGCCCTCAGGAGCATTGAGAAGAAGCGCAGATCAGACATCTATTGCCAGATGAATTTCGGCAAGATCGGACTCCTGGCTGCCAAAACTGATAATCTGGATGGCTTGAATGCCTCTTTCGTCTGCCAGGATGAAGTCCATGCCCAGAAGAACAGTGACCTGTACGACGTCTTGATCCAGTCCCAGGCAGAGAGGGAACAGCCTCTTTACTGGATCATATCTACGAACGGATTTGTCAGGGAAGCATTTTTCGACGACAAGTATCAATATGCTGTCCATGTTGCCTTGTGGGATGAAGGATACCATGATTACACTCTCCTGCCATTGCTTTACGAGCTGGATCACAGAGACGAGTGGCTCGACGAAAAATGCTGGGAAAAAGCAAATCCGGGACTGGGGAAGATCAAGAGCATCAAGACACTGCGGGAACACGTAGAAAAGGCAAAGCGTGATCCAAAATTCCTGCCCACCGTAATGACCAAAGACTTCAACATGCCGGAGAACTCCAATGAGGGATGGCTGGCCTATGAAGAGGCGGTAAATGAGCAGGTGGTACCCATGGAATATCTGGAACACAGCTTTGCCATTGGCGGGTGCGATCTGTCAGCTACGACAGACCTTACCTGTGCGACTCTCCTGATCATGAAACCGGGAGATGACAGGTATTACGTCCTCCAGAAGTATTTCATACCGGAAAGCAAATTGAAGCCGGAAGACGAAAAGCACAGATCAGACAAGGAAGCGCCATATTCGCTATGGGCGGAACGTGGATGGCTGAAGATCTGCGCAGGCGCGACAGTAGACTATAACGATGTGACCCAGTGGTTTGTGGACATGGTCAAGATCCATGATATAAGACCGCTATGGGTATGTTACGATGCGGCGCTCTCAGGGTATTGGGCGCCGCAGATGGCAGAGACGGGCTTCGTGATGGAGAAGATCCGCCAGGGGCCATTTACATGGACCTACCCCATGAAGCTCCTGCGGGGCGCTTTTGAAGAGCATAGGATAGTATATCAGAATAATCCTATGCTTCGCTGGTGTTTACTGAACACCGCAGTCAAATCCCTCAACAGAGAGGGAATTGAGTCGATACAGCCGGTAAAAACTTCAAGTAACAGGCGGATAGACGGAATGGTCAGCCTGCTTAATGCGTGGACGGGGCTCCAGAACCATTCCGAGGAGATTATCCCGTATCTGAGGTGATGTATATGGGCTTTTTTTCAAATTTCATCAACAGCCTGGTCGGCCGCACGGCCTATCTGGCTGGATATGGGACGAGATCCGTTAATTACAACGCGGACGTTGTAGACGATTCCACCTGCGTGGCCATCCTGGACACGAACGCGACCCATATTGCAAGGGGACAGGTGGTACATGTACTGAAGGATTCTGACGGACGAATAAAGCAGATCAAGCGCAATTCAGACTATACAAAACTGTTCTCCAGACCGAATCCGATGATGACGTCACAGGAGTTCAAATATGCAATGGCCTGGCAGGCCCAGGTAACTAATACGGCATTTGCATGGATCAAATGGGATGATCGTATGCGGCCGGTGGAGATCTGGCCCCTGGTATATCTGGAATTTGAGGTCAGGGAGCTGGTCGGGAAATCAGGTTATGCTGTGTCGCTTCGTACTCCGGAAGGAGAACATATCACCGTCAATATGGAGGACCTTGTTGTCCTTCGGCGGAAATATGATGGCGCCACATATGCCGGCCAGTCCAATGCTGCTTTGAATGGATCTCTGGAAATGATGCAGAACATGTACGCGTCGCTGCAGAAAGCCATGGAGGTCTCTAACAAAGTACATGGCCTCTTCACTATGAAAAATGCCATGCTGGCCACAAAAAGCGCAGAACAGGCTCAGAAAGATTTCACTAAGCGCATAAAAGAAGCAGAGGCAGCAGGCGGCATAGTTGCCTTGGACGCAACCGAAGCATACACGCCTCTCACAGTGTCCACATGGGCCACCGACGCCTCCCAGATGCAGGAACTGGAGAAAAGGCTTTATACATTCTGGCGGACTCCGGAAGAGGTCGTATCAAACACCGCGAGTGAGCAGGTGATGATGAACTACTTCGACGCCATTGTTGAACCCTTCTGGGAAGAAATGGGTGAAGCCTTCACCAAAGCGCTGTTCACCAGAAGGGAACAGGACTTTGGGAATGCGATCATGGTGACATCCGGGGCCGCCACCGGCGCGTCATGGCAGACAAAACTCAATATCATCAACAGTACCAAGGAGATAGGCCTCCTGACCAAAAACCAATATTTGGAGCTTTTGGGATATCCTCCCACTGATGACGGTGATGTGGCCTATGTTTCGCTGAACTATATAAAGTCAACTGATATGAGCAAGTACCAGGTCGGAGAGGATGATACAGGAGGAAATGACAATGGAACAGAAGAAAATTGACGAGATCCTGAAAAAGATTGACTCCGGCAGAGAATATCGCCGGATGGAGATAAGGGTCAAAGATACTGAAGGTGAAGAGGAACAGCAGGAGTACAAAGTCGAAGGCTACGCAAGTACCTTCAATGAGCCTTATGAGCTGTACTCATTCAGCGGATATACGGTCCGGGAACAGATAGATCCGGCAGCCTTTGATGAATGTGATATGTCCGATGTGATCATGCAGTACGATCACCAGGGAAGAGTTTTCGCGAGGATGAGCAATGGGACCCTGGAGGTCAAGACAGATGATCATGGGCTCCTTGTGAACGCTGATCTGGGAGGAACAGAACAGGGCCGGCAGCTGTTTGAAGAGATCAAGGGCGGATATACGACCAAAATGTCCTTTGGGTTCACTATTGACGAGGACAAGAGGGAGATTACGGAAAACAGAGAAACAGGAGATATTGACGTCCTGCGGACGATCACAAAGGTACGCAAGCTCTATGATGTATCTGCTGTGTCCCTGCCGGCAAATGATGGAACGGAAATAAGTGCTCGTAGCTACTGTGACGGAGTGATCCAGGAGCTGGAAGCGGAGAGACTTCAGGGCATTAAGATACAGGAGGCCAGGGCAAAAGCACTGGCAGCCATCAACAAGTACCATAAGGAGGTCAGCAATGACTAAAGAGATGGAGCGCCTCAAGGAAATCGAGGCAAGAAGAGCGGAGCTGACTGCAGAGGCATCCGCGGAAGACGTAACTGAGACCCGCCTGGCGGAGATCACAACCGAGGCAGAAGCCCTCAACAAAGAAGAGATGGAGGTACGCGCCAAAATGGCACTTGAGGTTAAGAACACCACTCCCGTAACAACTCCCGAAGTGGAGAGCAAAGCTGATGATTTTGTCCGCACCGGCCACATGACCATGGAGACAAGAGCTCTCCTGGCATCCGGCACGATTGCAAAGCCCACAAAGGTTGGTGGCGTCAACGGACTGGCAGCAGTTGCCAGTGACATCGTAGATGATGTCCACGCCTTCCCGCTGGAGGGCAATGGCGCATGGAAGGCGGCCTATAAGAAGACAAACGCTGTAGCAGCTGATCATACAGAAGGCCAGGCATATGGCGGCACAGCGTCAACCTATGACTATGTCGAGATCAATCCTTCCGAGTGGGGTATCCTGGACGAGATCTCCAAGCAGGTCCGCAAGCAGAGCCCCCTGGATTACCAGGGCGCTATCGAGGAGGCGGCTGTTTCCGCACTTCGTGACAAGGCTTCCGCAAAGATCCTTGCTGCTGTCCTGGCTTCCAGCCTCAAGCAGGCTATCTTCTCCAGAGCACTGGACAAAGATTTCCTGCGCAGCACCATTCTGGGGTTCCGTCCCATCAAGGGCAAGGGTGCTTGCAAGCTGTACCTGACCCAGGCTGATCTGGCTACTCTCGGCGCAGTTCGCGGCACCAACGAGAAGAAAGCTCTGTATGAGATCACTTTCGCGGATGAGACCAACACTTCCGGCACCATCAAGGAAGGCGGCATGGCCGCTTCCTTCAGGATCCTCGACGGCCTGACCAACGGCACTCAGCTGTACGGCCAGCCCGGCACCATCGATATGCCCATGTGGGGCAACTACGAAGTGAACACCGATGAGCACGGTGATTATTTCAAGAGAGGCATGATCGGCATCCTGGGCACCCAGACTGCCGGCGCAGACCTGGTAGCCCTTAACGGCATGCAGGTCATCAAGCAGGCTGCTGCAACCTGATCGAGTAAAGGAGGCCCGGCATGAGCGTAAGCAGAGTCTATCTGGAAAAGATTAAATTTGCTGTTCGGACCGTTTCAACAGACGGAAATGTAGAGCAGGAAATTATGGACGTTATCGAGGAGTGCCGGGCAGATATGATCAACAAGGGCGTTGATAATGAGATGGCATATGATGAATCAAATTACAGCGTCCTTGGATGTATCAGATCATTTGCCAGGGCACGATTCGGAATCGATGCGAATGATATCAAGACCAATATGGCCGACTACAGGTTACAGGTCGATGAGTTGAGAAAGGTGGCACGAGATGAGGATTCCTGATACGGCCACACTGATCAGCACTGCCTATGAGCAGGATGTATATGGTGTCCGCAGAAAGACGGAGAGTGAAAAGAAGGTCTATGGCTATTATGATTCACTCTCCTCGGCAGAAATATTTGATGGAGGCAGGAACGGGTTGAATCCAGCCTTCCGGTTCGTTATGACGGATCTGGACTACGACGGGCAGACGATCCTGACCAGAAATTCAGAGCGGTTTTCTATATACCGGACCTATCGTCCTAATAACGGGACGATAGAGCTTTACTGTGAGAGAAAAGGGGGCACAAATGGCTAAACTGACGCCCATAGAACGCCTGCAGGAAGAAATCTCTGGAATCCTCAAAGAATACGGGGATGAGGTGTCAAGGAACGTGGATGAGATAGTGCAGGACATGGGCAAGAAGGGCGCTAAAGCCGTCAGAGCAGAGGCCAGGGCCAAATTCAACGGCAGGAAGTATTCCGGTTCCTGGACGTTTCAGACCGAAAAAAAGAGGACTGGGACAATAGTGACTATATACAGCAAAAAGCCGGGGCTTCCGCACCTGTTGGAAAATGGACATGCCAAAAGAGGCGGCGGCAGGGTAGACGGCCGGCCGCACATTGCACCTGTAGAAGCTGATCTGACAAAGGCCTTTGAAATGGAGGTCAAAGCCAAATTATGACCTACACAGATGTAGCATCTATGATCGAGGCGGTCGGAATCCCATATGCCTATTACTCCTTTGAGGAAGGCACAGGGATTCAACCGCCTTTTATCACGTTTTATTACTCTGGGGACGCTGATGTGAAAGCCGACAATATCAATTATGCGTTGGTACGTCCCCTTATCATTGAGCTCTACACAGACGAAAAAGACTTTGCGCTGGAGTCTGCGGTAGAGGCTGCACTAACAGCGCATGAACTGGCATTCTCACGTACCGAGGAATATATAGAGGGCGAGAGGATGTTCATGATCACTTATTACACGGAGGTTTTGATAAATGCCTAATAAGATTAAATACGGCCTCAAAAATGTGCATGTGGCAATCCAGACAGAATCGGACGGAGAATACGCCTACGGAACACCGCAGGCCATTCCCGGTGCTGTTTCCCTTTCCCTTGATGCAGAGGGCGAATCCTCTGCATTCTATGCGGATGACATTGTTTATTACAAGAGTCCTGGCAACAACGGATACTCTGGTGATCTGGAACTTGCTCTGATTCCTGAGTGGTTCAGAATCAACGTCCTTGGCGAAACCAAGGATACGAATGGTGTCCTTGTGGAGAAAGCTACTTCCGCACAGGCAGTCAGATTTGCTCTGCTGTTTGAGTTCCAGGGCGACGTAAACGCAGTCCGTCACGTCATGTATAACTGCACCTGTGGTCGTCCCTCTGTCGGATCTCAGACCAAGGAAGAGAACATCGAGCCTCAGACCGAGACACTGTCCCTGTCCTGCGAACCCAGAGCAGACGGCCTTGTTAAGACAAAGACAGGTGACGATGTGACAGCCAACAGCACAACCTACACAGGTTGGTATGATGCTGTTTACGTTCCCACAGAGGCAACCGGGTCTGCAACCAATCCTGCAAATCCTACAACCGGAAACTGATGAATTTCATTTTGAAGGGAAGATGAAATGACAGAAAAAACGATTAACATCTCAGGCATCGATGTCAAATTTAGGGCATCAGCTGCGATACCGAGAATGTATCGAGTCAAATACGGACGAGACATCATGAAGGACCTCAATAAGCTGCAGGATTCCTTCGAAAGGAATTCCGAAAGCGGAGAATCCATTCCTATCGACAATCTGGAATTGTTTGAGGATGTTGCCTACATTATGGCGGTTCACGCAGACCCTACAATTCCAGGTACTGTCGAGGGATGGCTCGACCTCTTCGATATGTTCTCAATTTACGAGGTTCTTCCTCAGATTCTCGACCTGTGGAAGATCAATATGATAACCACAGCGGAGAGTAAAAAAAACTACATAACACAGGGAGGGAAATGACAACCTCCCTGTTTCTTTTGCGCTGTCTTGAAGTTGGTCTGTCGATTCGTGACCTCGATTTGCTCACAATTGGAATGGTCATCGACATCTGGACAGAGCATATCAATGACTCTGTAAAGAGCAAAGAAACTGCCAGAAAGGCAACGCAGGAAGATTTCGACCGATTCTGAGGAGGTGAGGAAATGGCAGGACGAATCGCAGGAATCACTGTTGAGATCGGTGGTGATACAACAGGCCTAAATAAAGCGTTAGGCACTGTTGATTCGTCAATCAAGAAAACACAATCATCTCTGAAAGATGTCAACAGGCTGCTCAAATTAGATCCCAAGAATACTGAACTTCTTGAACAGAAGCAAAGGATGCTTGGGAAACAGATCGAGAACACTTCCAAACGTCTTGAAACACTGAAAAAGGCATCGGAACAGGCTGCGAAAACCAAAGATAATTACGATGCCTGGAAGGCAAAATTCACTCCTCTCCAACAGGAGGCGGAAAAGACCAAGACCAAACTGTCAGAACTCAAGGCAAAGCAAGCTGAACTTGAAAAGGCAGGAAAGGTCGATACTCAGGAATACAAGAACCTCCAGAAGGAAATCGATGAGACAAAAGCGCATCTTGACGAGGTGAAAGAGGCGCAGAAAGCTGTCAACGAGGAGTTTGGGAATCCAATCTCTCCTGAGAAATATGATGCTCTGCAAAGAGAAATTCTGGAAACAGAAAAGAATCTTGAGTCTCTGAAAAAAGAGGCGGCCTCAACGACTCCTGCTCTTGAAAAAGTCGCACAGGTCGGTGAAAAGATGCAGAAGGTCGGACAGGGAATGCAAAGTGCAGGAAAAGCGATGCTTCCTGTCACCGCAGCTGTGACAGCTGCAGGAGTTGCATCTGTCAAGACCGCAGCAGACTTCGACTCAGCAATGAGTCAGGTCGCAGCCTCGATGGGCAAGACCAATGATGAGCTGGCATCCATCAAAGTTACGACAGAAGATTTTGACGGAACTCTTTCCGAATTTGCTCAAAAGATGGGCAGAGAGACAGCCTTCTCAGCGAAAGAAGCAGCAGAGGGTTTGAATATTCTCGCACAGGCAGGATATTCGGCGCAGGAACAGGTTGAAATCCTGCCGGATGTTCTGAACCTCGCAGCGGCCGGACAGATTGATATGGGTTCGGCTGCTGCTTATGTCACTGGTGCGATGAATGGTTTCAATGATTCGACAAAAG